GTGGGGCGATAGTGATTGGACTACAGCTGTGCCAGAAGCGCCTAATCCACCGCCTGAGTGTGGCTGCGCTAAAGGCATGGCATTAAAGAAAGGTTTAAGCAAGACAACTAAAAAGCCTTTCTATGGTTATATCTGTTTAGATAACATTAAAGAACATGCTATCTGGGCTAAACAAACCAGTACAGGTGCATGGTATTTTCCGAAGGATAAGGAGTAACTATGGGCTACATAGCATTTATTAATGGTAAAGGTGTACAGGTTGTAATGGATGATAATGGAGTGCATTTAGAGCCAACAGTAATTAAATGCGAAGTCTGTGAAGATGATCGGGTCTTTAGAGATGGCACATGCTTTAGATGTCATGAGTTGATTAATCGTGACTAAGTTCAAATGTAATGGCTGCAAACGTGATACTGAGTTCTTATGGCTAGATCAAACAGAAATGCCAGATGGCTTTAAGTTATACCAGTGCATGGATTGTGGCTGTGTAGGCGTTAAAAATATAAGTGAGCAGAAGGATGCACCTAAAGATAGCAAGGTTAGTAGATGTAATAGCTGTGGGGCATGGCAGTTTGAAAACCTGCCGTGTCACACTTGTTTACTGTTAGAGGTATCAGATGCCAACGTATGAGTTCAGCTGTAATGAGTGCGGCACCTTTGGCTCTACCTTTAGATCATTTACTGAGGATGTGCCAACTATGGATTGTCCTAAATGTCATACATTAATGGCTAGGCTGTATTCAGCACCTAGCTTAGTGTTTAAGGGTAAAGGTTGGGGTAGCAAGCCATGAACGAGATTGGCTACGATCAAACATGGCAAGAAGGTGATGATCTACGCTATCAATGTAAATATGTTGTGATCTAAATCACTGTCCATATAGTGAGATGATATTGTTATCTATGTTGAAAGGACTTGCTTATGTATGCTACCCTCAAAAAGCGTTCGATCTTAAATCGAAAAGCTGAGTCGCCAGCGGCTAGACTCGGAAGGCGCAGAGTTTGGGCGACCTCTTTGCTAATTGCATTTAGTCTTTGCTTTTCAAAAGATTATTCCGTTGCAGCTGATAAACCTATGCATTACAAACAATATGCATTTATTCAGTTAAATCATTCATTCACAGAGTTCTACTGTTTAGATGAGTTATATCATAAAGAAAGTAGATGGAATCCTAAAGCTAAGAATGGTAGTCATTATGGTATACCACAAGGTAGATCTAAGTATCTTAGTAAAGTAGATGGATATAAGCAGGTAGAGTGGGGTATTGCATATAACATAAATAGATATGGTTCAATGTGTAAAGCATTAGATCACTTCAAACGTAAGGGATGGCATTGAGCGAACGTGCGTTAGGTAGTGGTAAGTGGAAGAAGCTACGCATTACAGTACTTGATCGTGATGGTTGGATCTGTGCTCTATGTGGTGGTGTAGCTGATACAGTAGATCATATCTATCCACGTATAAAGGGTGGTGACATGTGGGCATTGGATAACTTGCAATGTCTATGTAAGTCATGTAATAGCCGTAAAGGAGGGCGTTTTTTTAGCCACAAGGCGACCCCCCCTGTCTTTCTGAAACCTTCTCTCCCTGAGACCACCAGCACAGTGCCAGACTCACCTTTTAATAAACCAGATACGCTGGACTTTGATGCAAACTAATACTGAATCAAGTCAGATCAAACGAGGGGTCGGATGAAACTATTAAGCGGCATTACAAAAATAGAAAAAAATGACGAATGGTACACGCCTGAGCAGACAGTAGCTCTTATGTATAAGTTATTGCAGCCTAAACCTAACTCTAAGGTTATTTGTCCCTTTGATACAGCTGTAAGCCATTTTGTTAAATACGGGCAGGCACAAAACTACAATATTTTGCATAATATGACCGATTGGCTTACTAGCGATTACGAATACGATTATTTAATAACAAACCCACCTTTTAGCATAAAAGACAAGGTGATAGAAAAATGTTTACAAAGCGGTAAGCCCTCAGCATTGGTTTTGCCTATCGACGCTTTAGGTGGTAAGCGTAGGCATGAGTTATACAAAAAATATGGCTATCCAACTATTTATGTACCCACTAGAAGAATAAATTACATATCGGAAAGCGGCCAGGACACCAAGGCTAACCATTTTCACAGCGTAATACTTATATTTAACGATTTGAATGGTTCTAGGTTAATATGGGAATGATTGGCAGCACCGAGCCTAGAATCCACACGCCACTACTAAAAGGCAACAGCAAAGTAGAGGAGGTCGCTGATCTAGCTGAGAAAATAGGTTTACCTTTAATCCCCTGGCAACGTTTTGTACTACAGGATTTTTTATCTACAGATGAATCCGATAATTGGCGCAAGAAAACAGCTCTAGTATTAGTAGCACGTCAAAACGGCAAAACACACTTAGCACGTATGCTCATATTAAGCCATCTATTCTTATGGGGTTCCAAGAATGTCCTGGGCATGTCATCTAATCGAAATATGGCATTAGATACATTTAGGCAGGTTGCATACACAATAGAAGATAATCAATTCTTAAAAGATCAGGTAAGGCAGATACGCCTGGCTAATGGTCAAGAATCTATCAGCTTACTTAATGGTGCTAGGTATGAGATTGCCGCAGCTACAAGAGATGCGCCTCGGGGTAAGACCGCAGATTTCTTATACATTGATGAATTACGTGAGTGGTCAGAGGAAGCCTTTACAGCTGCATTGCCAGTAACACGTGCAAGGCCTAACTCAATGACCTTAATGACAAGCAACGCAGGTGATGGATTTAGTACAGTGCTAAATGATCTAGTAGAGCGTTGCAAGTCTTATCCACCAGAGAATCTAGGTTATTACGAATACAGCGCACCGCAACATTGCAAAATACATGATAAGAAAGCCTGGGCTATGGCAAACCCCGCACTCGGCCATTTAATCACTGAGCAAACACTGGAAGAAAGCGTAAGCACAAACAGCATAGAAGCTACACGTACTGAGATGTTATGCCAGTGGGTAGATAGCACACAAAGCCCATGGGTATATGGATCTATTGAAGCATGTAGTGATAGCACGTTAGAAATCCCTGTCGGCCCTCAGACTATAATGGCCTTTGATATTGCACCAACTAGAAGATCTGGCGCTTTAGTTATGGGTCAGATAAAAGATGGAAAAGTAGCTGTAGGACTTGCACAGCTTTGGCATAGTGATATTGCTATAGATGAAGTTAAAATGGCAAGTGACATAAATGAGTGGGCAAGAAAGTACCACCCACATATAATTTGTTTTGACAAATATGCCACACAAACAATAGCCACAAAATTAGAACAAAGCGGATGGCGTATGCAAGATGTAAGCGGCCAAGCATTTTACCAGGCATGCTCGGACTTAGCAGATGGTTTAGCCAATAACCGAATAGTCCATTCTGGACAGGCTGACTTAGTACAGCACTTAAACAACTGCGCTGCTAAAACAAATGATGCTGGCTGGCGCATTATCAGGCGTAAGTCGGCTGGTGATGTTACAGCTGCTATATCTTTGGCTATGGTCGTGTCTGAATTAACTAAACCACAAAAAACAGCGCAAATCTTTGTCTAACTTGCACCATTAGTCCGTTTTATGGTATAAAGTATATCTATGGGTCTATTGTCTGCTTTGGGTATAAATAAAAAAACTGAATCCGTACAAGCGCAATACGCCCCTGCAATTATGGACACAGCCTATGGCTATGGTTCATTTACAACTGGTGTAGGTAATTTCCCTGGTGGATTAGATAGAAATTTCGCCATGCAGGTACCCGCAGTGTCAAGGTGCAGAAATCTTTTAGCTGGTGTAGTGTCCTACTTGCCATTGAAGCTTTACAAAAAGTCAAATGGTGAGGAGTTGGGGAACCCTCTTTGGATAGATCAACCAGACTATCGGCAACCAAGATCCGTCACCATATCATGGACTGTCGATAGTCTTTTATTTTACGGAATCGCTTATTGGCGTTGTACCGAGCTTTTTGCAGACGACCTACGACCATCAAGATTTGAGTGGATTGCTAATAACAGAGTTACATTTACTACAAATAAGTTTGGCACAGAAGTAGAAGAATATTTTGTTGATGGCGTTAGAGCGCCTATGTCTGGTATCGGTTCTCTTATTACATTCCAAGGATTAACACAAGGTGTATTACAAACCGCAGCACGTACAATTCAAAGTGCATTAGATATTGAAAAAGCCGCAGCTGTATCAGCACAAACACCAATGCCATCAGGTTACATTAAAAACACTGGCGCAGATTTGCCAGAGCAACAAGTATCTGGATTATTAGCACAATGGAAACAAAGTCGCTTAAATAGATCTACAGCATATTTAACATCTACTCTATCTTATGAAACTACAGGATTTAGTCCTAAAGATATGATGTATAACGAAGCACAACAATATCTAGCCACACAAATTGCACGTGCTATGAACGTACCTGCATATTACATAAGCGCAGATATGAACAACTCAATGACTTACCAAAATATTATTGATGGTCGCAAAGAGTTTGTAGCTTATTCACTACAGCCGTTTATTTGTGCTATTGAAGATCGTTTAAGCATGGATGATATTACTCCACGTGGGCATGTAGTTAAGTTTGCTATAGAAGAATCTTTCCTAAGAGCTGACACAATGAAGCGCCTAGAGGCATTAGAAAAAATGATTAATCTAGGTTTAATTGATGTGGAAGAAGCAAAGGAAATGGAACAAATGACACCTAACGGAAGAGAAACAGAAGATGAAACTTACATTCAGTAGCCACGTAGAAGCTGCCGATACAGAGCGCAGAGTTATTGCTGGCAAGATCGTGCCGTTTGAAGAAGTCGGCAATACTTCCGTAGGTAAGGTCGTATTTGCTAAAGGCTCAATCGACATCGGTGATCCAGGCAAGGTAAAAATGCTTATGCAGCACCGCCCAGAAAAACCAATCGGAAGAATGCAATCAAATTACAAAGAAGCAGAAGATGGCATTTACGCATCATTCAAAATTAGTAACTCCATGCAAGGACAAGATGCTTTAATACTTGCAAGCGAGCAATTAATCGATGGTTTGTCAGTAGGCGTGGATGTAAACAAATCAATCCAGAAAAAAGATTATCTATATGTAACCAGCGCAACACTAAGAGAAGTAAGCCTGGTTGAGTCACCAGCATTCAGTGCTGCACAAGTAACTAAAGTTGCTGCTAGTGAAAACGAAGCAGAGGACACAAACCAAACAACAGAAAGCGAGGCTCCTGTGGAAGATTTAGCAACAGCGCCACAAGAAGCAAAGGCAGAGGCTGCTACTCCTA